GTTCTAACAAGAATGATTCGATAGCTGCTTTGATTTCATTTCTTGTTAAAGAATCATTTGGTTCAAATATAAACGGTTTAGCTATCTTGTCTAATTGTGTTCTCAGATAAACAGTCAATCTTGAAACGTTGATTCTATCTAGAGCCGATGATGTTGAAGTCTTGGTTAAGTTACCAAAATTTACAATACCTGCTCCTGAAAAGAATGTTAATGGATTTACTTTGGCAGTGAACATACTGTCTCTCACGGATTCCGTCAAAGATATAACTTGAAATTCTCCTGAATCGCTTTCAATGTATCCTACCGCGGTAGCATTGTCTACGATACCTCTTCGTGTACCGGCCGGAGCAAACCATGGGAATGCTACGTTGTCATTATTTGCCAATACTCTCAGCATCATGTGGCTTGGAGGAACGATAATAGTATTACCTACATTATCTGTGGTTCTTCCTGCTGGATAAAACACACCAAGATAATCACTTGAAGTAACAAGGCCTTCTTCGCCGTTATCAGCAGCGCCAGCAGCGTTATTAGACCAATTGCTGATTGCCGTAGATGTTGCTTCCAATCTCATTGGAGAATCTCCAACTACGAATGATGTGTTATTTCTATCTGTATTTAGATTAACTAAATTAGCAATCACTTCAGGATATCCAGGACATGCAATGATGTTGAATCCTCTTTGATCTTCTCTGATTGCTTGGTTTGTGTCAATTTCTGATTTCAATTGCTGAACAATTACTTTTCTCACAGCTTTTCTTCCAAAAGTTCCTGATCCATCGGCGTTGTTTGCATTTTTAGTTACCCATCTGTCTGGATAGTACCCAGATACTGATTCATTGCCGTATCTTATGTTACCTTTGCCTGAAGATCCAGAACCTGGATAAGTGGTCGTGGTCACGTAACTGTTTCTGTATTCTTTAACATTGTTTCCTGATCTTCTTGTGTTGAATAGCAAGATTGATTTTGGATATAGAGCTGGATTTGGACAATCTGGATCCACGAAGTCATCGCTCAAAAGATCTTTGATTGAACTTGCTGTGCCTGCTCCTCCAGATGATAATGAATCATCTTTGTCAGAGTCAGTTTGCCATCTAGCATCAGCAAAAACTATACCAGTTTCTGTGGTTTGATCTGTGTTGTCGATCAATACGAAATCATTGCCATCTGCCAATGTTGTGTCATATCTATAGATTTTTGGATAGTTTTCTAAATCTGAAGTATCAATCCATAAATCATTTGCGACCAAAGCAGTACCATCTGATTGTGTGGTAGGTTTGGTTGCTGAGAATTGAGGGCCATTTGGATCAGTTGTGGCATAAACTTGCAGATAACCTTTCCATGCAGATCCATTGTGGACCATGATATCGGCCTCTAAATTGGTATTATACCATAAAGTTCCATTAGTTGGTTCATTGCTCGGTTCTGAACTTGAAGCTGTGTAGCTCAAACGTTTCCAGTTGGTGGCAACAACCACTGCTGGTTGTGTAGAATCTTCTGTGTAACCTGCTGGAGCAACATATAAGTTGTCCACTTTGGTAGCAGAGTTTGCTGTGTAAGAACCGTAGTCATGTGCATTGGATGTTCCAAATCCTGCATTAGCTAGAGCTGTGCCTGAAGAAACGTTCCACATTCTAAATTCACCACCCAGTGCATGAGTAATTTTGATAGCACCAGTTGAAAGTTTAGTTGCAGAAATATTTGTAAATCCTGCTGCACTGATCGCCGCAACAAAATCATCAGCACCTGTTCCGCCTAGTGTTACAGTTTTTGCTGTGTCTAGAGCAGATTGACCTTTCAGTGATTCTTGTATTTTAAATGCATGTGTGTTAGTGAAAGAAGGACTCGTATTTTTTGAAGTGATTGAAGTAACACCACCTTCATATTTGAAAACTGTGAAGTCAGCCAATTTAGGAGTAGTGTCAAAAGCACCCAGAGTTGATTGCTCTGCTGCGTTGTATTGAGTGTAAAGTGTTCCTGCTGATATACCAGAACCACCATTCACAGAATCTATACCATAGATCGCTGAATGATTGTTGGCATATAGTGGAGCATCTACCACTGACCAAGCACTGGTGCTAGAATTGTATTTTTTAATAGCAACATCTGCTCCTGAATTTGGAGTGGTTGTCTTAAACCACACAGATCCAGTTGGAGCATTATTTTCTGCTGTTTTCCATTCTGGTCTGCTAGAGTGTGCAGACGTTTGGAATAGTTTAGTTCCGCCTGACCAAGTAGAAGTTCCTACTTGTACCCAAGCATTAGAACTATTCTTGTAATAAATTTTATTTGTATTGTTTGTGGTATTGATTGCATAATCACCCTGTGAACCAATTGCTGTTTTTGGTGTACCTGTAGATACTGAACCAACTAGATCACTGGTTGATGTGATATAGATTGGATCAATAGTAGTGAATGCTTGATCAGTTGATGACCATTCAAATAGTCCTGGCACAGTTGATGATAAATCAAACCAGTAAGAATTATTAGTTGGAGCAGATGATGGGGCAGTTGCACTGCCAATCAATTGTGAAAGATTAATATTTGCTCTTAATACAAAAGCTCTGTTAGCAATACCTAAGAATGAATAAGCTGCTTGCAAGCCATATTCGTTTAGCTCATAACCATTCAATGAATTGCCAGATGAGTCTGTATAGAATTTTGGATCGCCAAAAGTCTCTGTTAATTCTCTTTGTGAAGAGATCAAATATACTGAATTTGCGTTGGCAGTTTTAGTGCCTGCTGCTACGGCCGATCCCGCGCCGTTTAATTTGTTTTGTGCTGAAGCAACAATTATCAGTGGTGTTGTTCCCGCATCCGATGGTACATAGAAACTCTCGTTTATTACTGTAACTTCTACGCCTGGTGATGTTAATGCCATTTTTAGTTCTCCTTGCAAGTATAACTGATGTATTTATTGTTCTGCACGGTTTTTACGGAGTTATCTTGACAATTTTGGTGCCTATATAGGGTACGTAAATACATATATGAAACGACCTCTGTGTAACACTTGTAAATCCAAGCCTAGAGCATATGGCTATCGTAAAGGCACCAAAATCTATTGGCGTAGTCAATGTGATACTTGTATACGCAAACGTAAGAACTTAAAAATCAATGGCATTGCTCGTTGGATTCAATCGGGTTACCGCAAAAAAAATCGTTGCGAGTTATGCGGATTTAAAGCAGTTAATGAGCAACAAATGGATGTGTTTCATGTGGACGGCAACAGAAATAACACTTCTATCTATAATTTAAAAACTATATGTGCCAATTGTCAGCGCCTAAAAAGTACCCAAGATTTAGGATGGTCTATCGGGGATCTTGAAGCAGATGCTTAATCATAGCATCTACTTGTATTTTTAAATCTTCTAAATTGCCTGAGTTATCTATTTCATAATCAAACTTCTGTCCTATCCAATCCCACTCGCTTTGATGCACTGCTCTTTCCTGCATTTCTTGTTGTGTGGGTATAGGACCTCGTCTAACCAATACAACTCGGCCTTTTAATGCTCTAATAGTTTCTATTTCATTAATGAATCTTGTGTCGCTGAGCACTATTTTTCCACCTTTATAACGAGCAGTGAAAGAATCTATCCAAATGCTGTCGTGGAAATGTCCTCGCATGATTTCTGTGCCCCAATACTGTAGAATATATCGCGGAGTCACTGCTTTATTAAGTTTATTACTCCAGTAAGGATCAATTCTTTCTCTCCACATGCGACTCTCTTGTGTGGCTCCTTCTAATAATTGTCTATCCCAACCAAATATTGCACTCACAGCATCTTTTAATGATTTTGCAAAACTATCTCTGTGAAACTCGTGATCTTTAACCAAAAATTCTGCGACTGTGTCTTTGCCAGACCCAATTAATCCTACTAATCCTATCAGCATAGAATTATATTACAGGTTTTTAATTCTTTTTGCAATCTCTTGTTTGACTTTTTTAACTGTGATTAATATTTGTTCTCGCATTGCAGGTTTATCGGCCACTCTGCTCATATTTTCCAATGCAGTAACTAGATCTTCCAGTTCTTCGAGTGTCAGATCGCGAATTTTTTTAATGCCTGTGCTAGCCATAATCAAATATATTTAATCTGAAGTTATAAAGAATTCTAAGATAATAAAAAGAATTAACCGATAATAAAACTGGTTGCGTTTCCGCCTTCCATATTAAGAAGAATTTCTTGATCTAATTTTTCCATCAGTGCCATGCCTTCTTGTTTTAATGTTTCACCATTTAGAGATGTTCCACCTTGTGGACCATTGATAGTACTAAATTTACTTCTTGCTTCGCCTAGCATTACTTTACAAACTGCAAGAGTATAATCTCTAAGCCAAGGTTTAACATATATGTCTTTCATTAGAGTTATGTCTGGTCTATAATTGTCTGTGTGTAATAAAACTCTCTCAGTGTCAATTCTTGGACGCTGTGTTATGGTCAACGTTTTTGTAGCATTGTCATAATGAAATTGTATAAAAGAACCAAACATTTTTCCCACTAATTCTTGATATGAAGCAAAAGCATAATAGGTAGCCAATCCGCCGGCTGCACCCGCTCGCATAAGATAGGTGTTGGTGTAGGCTAGGTTAAATGGTTCAAATAAAGTTCCACCTTGTCCATCACCTCGAGTTCCCACAGTAGCTCGTGCTATTTCTCTAACATTGATAATTTCGTCTGGTAGAATGTATTTGTTTTGATTTTCTTTAAGATCTAGAAAAGCATAACTTTCTTCCACAGAATTATTAGATCTCTGTCTAAAACGGTTTATGGCTCTTTCTAGTGCAACTTGGTAGTGTTTTGGGTCCAATTCCACCTCAATCATACCATCGCCTAGGTTAGTTTTAACGTATTCAAATACTTCTTGCTGTGCTGTTTGTAACTCTGACATATGGATATTTATGGCTAGTGTCTTTTCTATAAATATGGTTAGTATGCCACGTTTATCAATATACAAGCCGGAAAAGGGCAACGATTATAAGTTTTTTGATCGCAACATAAATGAGATGTTCCAGGTGGGCGGAGTGGACATCTTTTTGCACAAATACGTAGGCACATACGATCAGGGTGCTACAAACAAAGACGGTCCTGCTAGTCCCACATTGCCTGCTGAAAGCACACTGGGAGAAAGAACCATACAAGATCTGCTTTTCTTAGAAAATAGAGACAGAAAATACGATGCAGACGTATATGTTATTAGAGGTATCTACAACGTGCAAGACACAGATTTTAATCTCAGTCAATTTGGTATGTTTTTAGCCAATGACACTCTATTCTTAACAGTACATCTTAATGACGTTGTAGAAAGATTAGGAAGAAAACCCATGTCAGGAGATGTGGTAGAATTTCCCAATTTAAAAGACGATTACAGTTTAGATGCCAGTATACCTATTGCACTAAAAAGATTCTATGTGATAGAAGATGTGAATAGATCCGCAGAAGGATTCTCGCCTACCTATTGGCCACATCTACTAAGATTAAAATTAAAAACTATTGTGGACAGCCAAGAATTCCGCGACATTATTGGAGATGCAACAACCGAGGGCTCTCTTGCTAGCTACATGAGCACTTACAATAAAGAAAAAGAAATAAATGACGCCATCATTAACCAGGCCGAGGCAGATGCTCCCAAATCAGGATTTAATTACAAACAATTTTATGTTACACCTATAGATGAGCGAGGCAATGTAAGATTAGAAGGCGTGAATTCAGAAGAAACAGTATCTTCAGATCAACCTATCAATGCCGTATTAGATACACCAGCCAGCAGCCATTATGGTTTTTATTACAATGGTGATGGCATACCACCTAATGGATATGTTGCAGGTGCAGGAACCAGTTTCCCAACATCAAATGTTAACAAAGGTGACTATTTTTTGAGATTGGATTTCTTACCTAATAGATTATTTCGTTTTGATGGTATAAGATGGATCAAAGTGGAAGACAGTGTGAGATTGACCACAACTAATAACAATACCAGAAATACATTTAAAACTGGCTTTGTTAATAACAGCAGTACCACCACAATCAATGGATTAACTGTGGAACAAAGGCAGACACTGACCAATGCTCTAAAACCCAAGGCTGACAACTAATGCTTCATTTTTACGACGGACAGATTAGGAAATTTATGACTCAGTTTATTCGAGTATTGAGTAACTTTTCTATAGAGTTGGGTAAAGGCAAAGACGGAGTGGTGCAATTAAGACAGGTACCAGTGACCTATGGAGATATGACTCGACAAGTGGCCAACATCATTAGAAATAACAGCGAGAACGCTCTGCAGTCAGCACCAAAAATTGCTGCATATATTACATCATTAGATTATGACCGAGACAGAATGCAGAATCCTTATCATATAGAAAAACAACATCTCAAAGAGAGAAATTATAATGAAGAAACTGGAGAATATGATAATACTCTAGGAGCAGGATACACCATAGAGAAAGTCATGCCTAGTCCTTTTAGATTAAATGTTAAGGCAGATATCTACACCACAAATACAGACATGAAATTACAGATACTGGAACAGATCTTATATCTCTTCAATCCAGATTTTGAAATTCAAAAGAGTGACAACTATATCGATTGGACCAGCTTGAGTTATATCGAGTTGAAAGAAATAACATACAGTTCAAGATCCATTCCCGTGGGTGCTGACACAGAAATAGACGTGGCGTCGATCAGCTTCAGCATGCCTATATGGTTGTCACCACCAGTTAAGGTATCTAAATTGGGAGTGATACAAAAAATTATTATGAGTGTGTATGATGACGATGGAGGCATAGCGGAAGGATTAATAGACGGAACTCTAATATCAAAATCTTATGTAACTCCCAACAATTATGCTCTATTGTTAACAGGTAACCAGTTGAGAATATTGGGCAGCACCGGTACTAATGTCAGTTCGGGGGGTGATGGATTCTACACAGGTGCTAGGGCAGAGACAACATTGGATCCTTTTGAACAGTTTGGACCACCGATTAATTGGAATATACTGTTAACTCAATACGGAAGAATCACAAATGGTTTGAGCCAAATCAAACTAGAGCAAGAAAATGGTAATGAAGTGGTGGGAACCATATCAGTGTCTCCATTAGATGAGACCATATTATTATTCAACATTGATAGTGACACTATACCAGCCAACACCATACCATCAGTGAATAAAATTATAAATCCATTAACATTTGATGCCAATATTGCTCCAGCCAACGGCACTAGATATCTTATCACAGCAGACATTGGGGATAGCACACAATACTGGCAAGGTGGATTGAATGCCCAAGCCAATGATATCGTACAATATAACAGTGCTACCGACTCATGGAGCGTGGTATGGGACGCATCAGCATTTGATTCCTCAGTGGAATATGTTACCAATCTTAACACAGGTATTCAATACAAATACAATGGCACAAACTGGGTTAAGAGTTATGAGGGTATCTATATTGCAGGCCGTTGGACACTTGTGCTATAATAATTAAATGCAACAAAATATCATATGCTCTGGTGCGTTGTTCTACGCAGTGAACACCAAAAGATTTCTTTTCCTACAACGCAATGATGAAAAAACTCGCGGCATGTGGGGATTGGTGGGAGGACAGAACAAGTACACAGAGAGTGCTTTTGAAGGGTTGAAAAGAGAAATTCAAGAAGAGATTGGGTTGACTGCTGCCTTTAAAAAAGTCATACCTCTGGAATTATTCACCAGCAATGACCAAAAATTTTTCTTCAACACATACGTGATCTGTGTGGCGGAAGAATTCCTTCCACAATTAAATGAAGAACACAGCTCATATGCCTGGTGTGCATTTGAATGCTGGCCAAAAAATCTACATGCGGGATTGAGAAACACTCTCAATAATAAAAGCATTAAAGGAAAATTACAGACTATACTAGATCTTATAGTCTAATTGTTTCGTATCCAAGGATACCAATAGGCAGTGACCATGTCTATGCATTGGTAAGTGATATTCCAAGAACATTCCATCCATTCTAATTCGTAGGTGTATTCCTGGAAATTGCCTGCGTTGGGGGATACCTCTATATTGAAACCACGTGGGTATGATGGTTGTGTCACTATAGAACTTGTGAAAAAGTCCAGTGGATTAAACATGATGTACTTATCTAGAAAACCCAGCGATATTAGTTGCCTATTTCGTAGAAACTGTCTATGCTTGTCAATGCAGCTAATATCAAAAGCATTATCAGCATTATGCCCACTAGAGCCGCATACACCGGCTCATATTCGCGGTAATGTTTGATGATCTTTTGTTTGGTCTTGCTCAACCAATTGTTTTCTTGTTCATTGTACGGTTGCATTTTTCTAACCTCGATTGATCACTGAGCCCGTCGCCGAGCTCAGTGTGTCTCGTTTTCTTGGGTATTAGTTTTTAGCTACACCGTTGGTGAAAACTGAATAGAATTTCTGAACATTGTCTTGAAATTCTTTTACATTCTTCTGAATAGTCTCAGGTTTAAAACTTTCCTGAACTTTGTCATTGAACTTCTTCACGTTCTCAACCAAGATCTGAGCCTGTTCTGTGTAGTTCTGCCCATTGGTCACGAAGTCATTGAACTTCTTTGCTGTGTCAATGATGTCTTCTGCTGTGATCACTGGAACTTTGAACTCAGCAACCACTTGGTCACCATCTTTCTTTAAGCTCGCTTCGTATTCAGCGTGTTTGATTGTGTAGTTAAATTCAGCGATATCTTTCGCTAAACCTAGTAGATCGGCACGTATTTCGTAGCCGCTTTTTGATTTAATTGACATAACTTAAACTCCTTTCTGTGTGTGTGTTTGTGTTCTTGTTGTGTCAGCTGTATTTATAACACAAAAAAGGAAATATGTCAATATCGAACCGTATTTTTGGTAATTTAAATAGGTATTCTGTGTCTGGCCATGGTAACTCTCAGGGTAGACTCACCGGTGCTCACACCTTTCAATATCACGTTTTGTCCGCTCACGTCAGCGTCGACTGTGATGAATCCTGGGTAGGCATAGGTAGTGCCCGTGGCGATCCAACCATACTGGGTGACGAATGCCGTGGTACCATTGTGTATAACAGATACATCAAATTGGTTACCTTCATTTAGTATGTCTGACCACACCGACACTGTATACTTTGATCCACGATATAATGTTTTATTGAAAGTGTCCATGGTTTTAAATGCGGCTGCCTCTGGTGGATCAGTTAGAGCCACTCGATAGATGCTGCACACAGTGGTTCCCGAGGTGTCGCTGGCCGCTGCCTTCAAACGCACTACGCCATCGCTGTCTATGGAAGAAGAGAATTCCAATTGGGCGCTCGTTTTTGATGAAACGAAGACGCTACATTGAGAAGCTGTCGTTGATCCATTAGTGGCAAGATACACTTCAGATACCGATGCCGTGCTAGTGGTCGCATTCCATGCCGTCACCAGGTAGAAACAACCAGAGTAGGCATAATCTTGATAATCATATGAGTCCAGTGTGGTAAAGGTAGAGCCGGAAACGTTCACCGTTCCAACGGTCTTCTCGTAAGCGTTCGGGGCATCGGCAGCCTCAGAATCGCTCAGAAGTATTCTATGCATGTATAACACGCAAGGACCATTGCAAGATGCACGCAGCCGCACATTGCCGCCATTGATGTCGGCGCTGAGGCTCACCAGACTGTTGTTCTCTGTGAAAACCTCATTGAAATATGTGATGTATGCGCTCACGCCATCGTGCACCACTAGACATTCTATGTTGGACGCCTCTCCCGTGTCTGAGGATACCACCGTGATGTAATATTTCGCTCCTCTGTAGGTAGAGTAGCTCCAGCTATCCGCTGTGGCTAGGGTGGTTCCGATAGAGCCGCTCACGACCTTATATGTGTCTCCCACGGTGCTGGGATTCAGGTTCGTCCCTAAACTGATTCTATAAAAAGTGGCCGTATTGATCGAACTGTTGCCCGCGGCGTAGAGAGTGGCCGTTGGATAAGACATACCGGCGCTGAAGTTTAAATTTTCTCCCGTGCCGTCTACCACACCCCCACCTCCGGAGGTGGATGCATCATACACCGATGAGTCTGTGTTGCCCGCTACGATACTGGCACTGCCCATGGATCTCTGCCCACTGGTATTATCATAGTTTAGAACGTAGTAGAAACCGCCATTATAATCCGTTAAATTAAATGAGTCTAACGCAGATGGAGATGTACCAAATGATTGGTCCAAGGCCACATAACCAAACACGTTTTCATCGGTCACCGCTGTGTTGTTGGAACCGAATCCTGTGAAAGTCACTGAGTCAGCGGATCCGCTGCCCGCTCCGCCGGCATTCTGGAAGGTCAATGTTCCCGCGCCATCGGTAGTCAGTACCTGCCCGTTGGTCCCGTCAGTGATCGGATAGCTCAGGCCCGATATCCTCATGCCATCGTTCACCACTATGACCGAAGAATCTTCTGAGCTCAAAGTGTTGGTCACTATGGTCTTGGCATTGAGTGTTCCTGATATGTTCACGCTGTCATTGATCTGTATGGCCGATGATTCAGACGAAGATATGTTATTGGTCACAAAAGTATTAGCGGTCAGTGTGCCACTCACGTTCACGCCATCGTTGATCTGTATCGCAGTGGAATCCGAAGAAGAAATATCATTGGTAACGATAGTGGCGGCCGTGGTGGTGCCGGTCAATGTGGCAGATGCTATGCTGGGCGAGCTGGCTCTGACAAACGTGCCCGTGCCCGTGCCGGTGTATTCCGAAGAAGATAAATGATAGAATTCGTTGGAAGTGCCGCCTTGCAATCCCGACAGTGTGTTGTGCAGGGAACCAAATGGTGTGGCGAATGATGATGCATTTTCCTGTCCATCATAGTAGAAAGTTATGATTACGTTGTTAGTGGCTGTACCAAACACTATCATACCCAGCGCAGTGGCAGCAGTCACAGGCAATGATACCTGTGTGCTTTCCGTGTTGTATTGAGCACCGACACTACCGTTTATTGTTGGCGATGAATAGCTGGCAAACCATTTTTTCCACACACTGCCGGACACTGCCGACTCGTTGGTGTAGGTGCTCGGTGTTTTTACTGTGACCACTGTGTCTGATGAGCGAGCAGTGATCTGGAACAATCCATTGGGCGTCTGCAGATATGATGCCAAGGTGTTGGTTGCTGAGGCCAAGATGGCGCTGGTAGAAAATGGATTGCCAGCCGATGCAGTGGCAGTTCTCGATGTGCCTGATCCCGTGATGGTCACTGTGCCAGTGACGAAAGGAACCACTGTGTAAACGTAGTTCGCTATGGTAGTCACGCCAACATTGCTGTCCACGCTGGCGTGGTTCAAGAATGCCCAGTTTCCTCCATCTAGTACAGTTCTGTTCAGGGCGGTCGAAACGAAAGCGGCTATGATATCGGTGGTATTGTTGATAGACTGACTCACAGTCTGTTCTGTGTTGGTGCCTGGAGAAGTCTGCATGGTGATGATGTCATTGTCATTGTCAGAATCAGAAGCAGTGATAACCGGTGCAGCCAAGAAATAATTCACTCCTGGACCCGCTGATACCACGGCTCCTGATCCGTTGACCCACTCTGTGCCATTGTATCTCAAGAATTGGTCCACTTGTGGCAGTTCTATCAGTACATCGGATAGATCGCTCAGAGTGGCAACCTCTTTGTAGAGCACCTCTCCACCTGCGGCGAAGTTTACTGGCGCTCCGTTAATGTTGATGTTAGAGGAATCGTTGGTCACGATTCGATTTATAACTGCCGAATTAACGGTTAATGTGCCACTCACGTTCACGCTGTCATTGATCTGTATTGCTGATGAGTCTGAAGAAAAAATGTCATTGGTAACAATGGTCCTAGCATCTAATGTGCCATTGGCGGTCAATGTGCCCGACACGTTCACGGCATCATTGATCTGTATGGCCGAAGAGTCTACCGAAGTTATTGAATTAACATTGATGTCCTTACTGCCGGTGATGGTCACAACGTCGTCGATCACTGCCACAGTGATGTTGTTATTGCCGGTAATTTTTAAAGTTTCTCCTGAATTTAGTGTGGTACCTGTAGAGTCATCGCCCACGAAAGTGAGAGTGGAATTGGTTAGATAACCACCTAGATTTGGTCCTGTGATGGTTAGAGTATCTCCAGAAACTGTGGTAACAATTCCGTTTAATCCTCTTACGAGTATTGTTTCCCCAGCATTGAAATCTATAACTGTGGAAGTGTCATCAGCTACACTGATAATTTTGGTATTTTGCAACACATTGGTGGCAGAGATAGTCAGCGTATCTCCGGATACGGAAGTGGTTATTCCACCTGTGCCTGCGATCTTAAATGTTTCTCCTAGATCTACCGAGGTGCCTGTGGAATCATCACCAACGAAAGTGATGTATCCAGAAGAGGTCACTTGTATCCAGGATCTGTTCCCAGAAGTGTCGCTGGATAGAACGTAACCCGTTGATGCAGGCACTCCAAGATTGGGTTCCGCCTCGGATAATTGTAAAAAGTTATACCTATCTGCCGATACCGCTGTGGGCAGCGTGGTTTTTACTTTTCCGCTTTTTGACCTATTACTACTCATTTGCGCTCTCTAGTATGCTCAATGTTATTTTATATTTGCTGTTAGCGTCCGCTGATACCTTGATCTCGCAACCGCTCTCGACAACTAATTTTCCAGAAACCGCTGATATTGAATCATTTGCAGCAATTGCAAAATTTTTCAATAGTTCTGCCTGACCTGATGCAGTGTTAGTAACTATTACCGTGACCGATCCAGATGCTCCTGAAATATTTGCTATCTGCGCCAATAGAACAATACCAGTGTATGATGCCGGTGCTGTATAGACAGTGGTGGAGGCTGTGGTAAGCTCCGCTGTGTATGTCTTGAATACGTTTAATGCTAGTGCCATTTTTTATCCTCCTCTCTTAATTGTTGGTTGATCCCTCTAGGGCTAATATGTAAGGAGTTAATACCGAGAACAAGCTTCGGCTGAACGTCCTTCCTGTTATGGTTCCTGTCGCTCGATTGAACAGCAGGTCATCGCCAATTCTAAAATCTCCCTTGTGGTCCGTGCTGGTGTAGTAGACCTGTCCACCATTGACCTGCACGATCTCATTCTCCTGTACAGGCACCCCGCCGCCCGATGGCAGGGCGGTTGATATATTATCCCCGCTGCCCACATATTCAAATGTGTGGCCGCTGGCAGATATCAAACTTCTCTTGTAGAAAGTGGCCACGGTATTGTTTGCGAGTGTGGGCAAGTCCTCAATGAATGTCACTGTGGAAGCTGAGCTGCTGTCCAATGCTGTGGCAGTCAAAATGGTGTAGTATTCGCTATCCCCGGCAAACTGAACCACATCATTGACCGATGGGCGACTGGATAAACCGTCTATGGACACACTGTTTATTGTGATATTGGTGCCATCTACAGCACCGGAAAATAATGCAGAGCCAATTCCATCTGCCTGCAATCCGTATGTGCCGAAAGATGTGTTGGAGTTTGTGAGAGAACACTGTCCTCCTGATTCGCATAGCACTCCTATGTTGCAACAGATAGTGAAAAGACTCACTAATTGTGCATAACCATCATTTAAAATATGCACCCCTCGACCACCTGAGTTGAATTGTGTGTATGCGTCCAACACCATGGATTTTAATCCTGAGGCATGTGAACCGTTGATCCTCATACCTGTTCCTGTGGTTGTGATACTGGAACAGTTCTGCACATAAGGACTGGTCACAATGGTGCCGGCTGATCCATTGGGATTATAGGCAAATGCTGCTGCAGGAGACACATGGTCTCTAAAAGTAAATCCGGTCACATAAACTTTATTATTGATATAAAATAAATCTGCATTGGTAGTGAATGGTCTCACAGTGGTAGTTCTTAAATTGTCTCCCACCAATGACACCCCGGCCGGAATAGTTACTGGATTGATCTCTGTGTAATCTCCGCTCTTCACAAACACCGTGGTACCTGTGGTGGCCACTGCCAGAGCTGCCTTGATGGTCAAGAATGATGTGGCCAGAGTCTGACCATTGTTGGAATCTGATCCACTCTTGGAAACGTACAGCACATTGGCCACCGCAGTGGTTCCATCAGAGCTGATGGTTAATATATCACCGGTGGAGTCTGTAGAAACTGATGTGCTAATACCTGTGCCACCAACAACTTTTATTGTCTCTCCATCTCCGATCAATAGTCCTGTGGAATCATCTCCCACAAATCTTATTCCCTGAGCTGCACCTGTGCCTGTGATGGTTAATGTGTCATCAATCAATGATGTGCTAACTGTACCAGCTCCTTTTACATTCAGTGTTCGTCCTGAATAGAATGATTCTGAAGTAGAATCATCATCTGCTATCGTGAATTCTGTTCTTACATAGGTCAAATTATTCCATGCAGTGACACCATCACCAATTTTGATTCGGCGAGTGTCCAATTCATAACCAGCTTCTCCGGCAGCTAGGGTGGGATTCTGTGATGTCCAGTTCGCTGATTGGTCTCTTCGTAGTCTAATTTGTGCCATTTTAAGCAGTTCCTCCATCGATCAACGCTTCGGAAATGGCATTGTACACTGAATAAGCACTGCCGCCATCGATTTCCAGCTGCGTCGAAGTATTTGTTATAGTTATCACATTTCCTAGGATAGAAGTGCTGATACCCTCTCCGCTGGTAATTTGTAGGGCGCCTCCATCGGGTATTGCTGTGCTTGTAGAAGCAGAATCAAAGAATGTAATACCTTGTGCAGGGTTTGAACCAATAATTGTTAGGGTATCTCCTGATACTGATGTGGTAATTCCTCCTGATCCTATAATCCTTAAAGTGTCTCCTGAGTCTATTGTGGCAATAGTAGATGTGCCATCTTCCACATAGAATGAAGTGGACACACCAGAAATTTGATTATCCACATAATTTTTTGTTGCAGCATCTTGATTGGCAACTGGATCACTCACATTGGAAATTTTATTACCACTCACACTCAATATGCCAGCAATGTTCACAGCATCGTTGATCTGTATAGCAGATGAATCCGAAGATGATATTTCATTCACATCTAATACATCAGCACTCAGTGTGCCGGACACATTCAAGCCATCTAACACATTGATAGCA